GGGGGGGTACCGACACGAACGTCATGGGGGTACCGACACGAACGTCCACATAATAGATAAGAAGAATAGAGAAGTTAATAGAGAAGTTAAAAGAGAAACGCGCACGCGCGAGGTTGTTTGGCCTTTCAATTCTGACCAGTTCATGAATGCCTGGAAGGAGTGGGAGGCCGATCGCCGCGAGCGACGCGTCAAGCCATACACCACCCGCGGCCTCCAAACCGCACTACACCGCCTCCAACAAATCAGCGAGTACAATGAAGGAATCGCAATCCGAATTATCTCCCAGTCCATCGCCAACGGATGGCAAGGGCTCTTTCCTCTTAACAACAAGCGGGGAAATCATCAGCATGACAGACCACGAGGTAAGGACATCACTGCGGACGACCTTGCGCGCCTTGTGGCAAAGCGATACGGGCCTCGCTTTCCCCCAGCCCACAAGTGACGACATGACCATCCGCAAAGCCCTCGAGCTGGGGCCGGAAGACACCAACGCCGCCATCCTCTACACCCTCAAGGAGCTGGTCAACGCGCTCGAGTGCAAGGTGACCATGCGAACCGCCGCCGACTTCGACGATGCCATGACCGTCATCACCGAGAACTATGGCTGGACCCTCGACGAGCTGCGCCACTGCTTCGCCATGATACGGACCGGACGCCTCGGGCCGGAGAACCTGTACGAGCGCTTCAAAGCCCGTGAGCTGTACGCCTGCATGCGACAGTATGCCGACGAGCGGGCACGCCACCGCATGCGACATGCAGCCAAGTACGACCCCGATGTGCAGGACGTCAAGCCCGCAACCGAGCGCACCGCCCAGTCCCTCACCGCCATAGCCGACGTGCTCGACCTGCCCGCCTACAAGCCCAAAGCCGGTATCTTGGCTACCGATGGCGAGAGACACCAAAGCGAGCAGGCAGCTCAACACCAAACCCAAAGCCAAGCCCAAGGGCAGGAAGCTCACCCACGCGCAGGCAGTCAAGAAGGTCGACCTGTGGTTCAGCAAGCTCGTACGCTATGAAGCAGCAGACAGATACGGCAACGCCCGCTGCTTCACATGCGGCAAAGAAGACCATGTCAGCAACCTGCAAGCCGGACATTTCGCCTCTCGCCGCTTTTGGGCTACACGATGGGATCAGGATAACGTCCGCACACAGTGCGTTTCCTGCAACATTTACCGAGCAGGAGAACAATGGCTTTTTGGATGCGCTCTCGAACGTGAGCAGCCAGGAAGAGCTCATCAGGTTATGCAACGAGCGCAGCAGCACCGAGCGTACAAGGTGGCAGAGCTGGTGGAGCTTGCATCGCTCTACAAAAAAGCTGCTCTACTTCACGCCAGTATCAAGCGAGTGGTACATCAGGCCGGAGGACGAGATGCAGCTCCAGGAGTTGAGGAGTGAACGGCTGCGCATCCTGCACTGGTTGGCGGACAACAAAGCCTGCGGCAACACGTGGGAGTGGGCAGCGAACGTCAACCGCCTCGACCGCATCAAAGCCAAGCTCTACCAAATGACCGGTCACCCACCATTCAGAACATAACCATGCTCGACATCCCCTCCTACTTCATCCAGCTATGAACCACAACGGCCACCACTTCGAGCACCCCAAAGACAGAGATAGGCCGCAAGCGCGCACCACCGTCATCTATACCAACTGGAGGCGGTCGTCGCAGCTGCAGAAGATTACTGAGGACTGCTCACGCCAAAGCGCCAACCCCGACATCCTCGTGGTCGACAACGCCTCCGACAGCCGACACCGCTACGAAGGCATAGCACACCGCATCGTGCGCTACACCAACGAGCGCAAGTGCTGGCAGCGGTGGATGGAAATCCACTACACCAACACCGAGTACATCCTCATCATGGACGATGACCTGACGTTCGTAGACCAGGACGTCATCGCCGACTGCGAGCAGTACATGGACGAGAACCCTGGCGTGCAGGCTATCGGCATCAACGGCGTCAACCTGCTGCCTGGCCGATCGTACTGGCGCAGCATGCACCACCCAGCCAGCCACACAGACACCAAGACCGACATAATCAAAGGCCGCTTCTTCTTCCTGCGACCCGAGCACATCAGCCTCATGCCACGTGCCCTGGACGATTACAACGACACCTGCGACGACATATGCGTCAGCGCCATGCTCGAGAACAAGGTGATACCTGCCATGCTCATGAGCCGCATCACCAACCTCAAGGAAGGACTCGAAGCCCTGCACGCCTCGCAAGACCAACGGCGCAAGCGCGACGCAGCCGCGGCCCACTACTTCTCCCATGCCTAACGTCCCCGACGGCAAGCCACCCAAGTGGCACGCCAAGATACCCGGCGCCGAGCACGTCGAGTGGCAGTACAAGACCTGGAAGTGGGTGAAGTACCGCTTGTGGTTCCTCAAGATGAACCCGCTGTGTGCTGTGTGCGAGCGGCCGGCCACAGTCGTCGACCACATCATCCCGGCCAAGTCAAAGCCCCAGTGGTTCTGGCGTGTTTCCAATCACCAGCCGCTGTGCGAGGTGTGCCACAACAAGAAGCGCGCAACGAGCGACAAGGAATAATACTACTGAACACTTCTAATTAAATGCAAGTACTAAAGGCCTTCCAATATAGGTTTTTTCAGGGGGTAGGGGGGTCCCCTAGTGTTTACGCGCTTCTACTTTGAGCGCGCAGTTGATTGTGCTTCGATGGTATTGATAACCTTTTGGGATAAATAGAAAACATCAAGAAATAAAGTAATGGAAATGCACCCCGACATCCGCGAGCGTTACGACCAGTTGTGTGCTGACTATCAGCGCCGCGGCATCATCACGCCAGGCATCCGCTCGCTCATCTACACGCTCGCCTGCGTGGAGGTGGAGGAGGAGATGCTCCAGTCGTTCATCAGCAAGTACGGCACCACCTACACCGTGACCGGCAAGAGCGGCGACCAGTACATGAGGAGCAGGCCGGAGTGGCAGCAGCTGCGCGACAACCGTCAGCGGAAGACCTCCATCGTGCGGTCGTTAGAAGGCAGCATGAACCAGGAGATGGAAGAGGATGAGCTCGACAAGTTCCTCAGCTGACCCCGGCTACTGGTACGACGCCGAGGCGGCCGACCGGGTGGTGAACTTCATCGAGCAGTTCTGCTCGCACGTGAAGGGCCACCAGGGGCCGTTCCTGCTCGAGGACTGGCAGAAGGACGACATCATCCGTCCGCTGTTCGGGTGGAAGCGTGCCGACGGCATGCGCAAGTACCGCACCTGCTACATCGAGATCCCGCGGAAGAACGGCAAGTCGAACCTGACCGCCGCCATCGCCCTCTACCTGCTGGTGGCGGAGCAGGAGGCCGGGGCCGAAATCATCAGCGCGGCCGGCGACCGCAACCAGGCGCGCATCGTCTTCGACATCGCCGCGGCCATGGTCGGGCAAAACAAGAGCCTCGCTTCACGCTGCAAGACGCTGCAGCACGCCATCTACTACAAGAACTCGTTCTACAAATCCATCAGCGCCGAGGCCCGGACGAAGCACGGCTTCAACTGTTCGGCCGTCCTCTTCGACGAGCTGCACACGCAGAAGGACCGTGAGCTATACGACGTCCTCACCACGTCGGTGGCAGCACGCCAGCAGCCGCTCATCATCATGCTCACAACGGCAGGCTACGACACCAACTCCATCTGTTACGAGGTGCACGACTACGCCGAGCGCGTCCTCAACGGCGAGGTAGACGACCCGACGTTCCTGCCGGTGCTGTACCGCGCCGCCAAGGAGGACGACTGGACCCAGGAGGCGACGTGGAAGAAGGCCAACCCCGGCTACGGCGCCATCTGCCGGAAGGAGTATTTCGAGCAGGAGGTCGCCAAGTGCAAGGCAAACCCCGCGGTGCTTAACACGTTCCTGCGCCTGCACCTCAACATCTGGACCGGCAGCGACGTCGCGTGGATCACGGACCACGAGTTCATGCGCGGAGCGCGGCCCCTGCCGGACGACAACTACCTCAAGAAGCTGCCCTGCTGGGGCGGGCTCGACCTGGCCTCCACCCGCGACCTCACCGCGTTTGCTCTGCTCTTTTGGGACGAGGTGGTGCAGGTGCACTACCTCAAGGTGCACCAGTTCGTCAACGAGGAGCGCACCAAGATGCGCAAGAGCGAAGGCGTGGACTACCTGCGCTTCCAGCGCGACGGCGACCTGTCCATCACACCCGGAAACGTCACCGACTTCCGCACCGTTCGCGACCACATCATCCGGGCGGCGGAGACCTACAACATCACAGCCGTCGCGTACGACCGCCGCTTCTCCACGTACATCGTGCCGGAGCTAATCGACGCGGGCATCGACATGCAGCCAATGGGCCAGGGCTTCCTCGACATCAGCATGCCCACCAAGATGTTCGAGATGGAGGTGGTGAAGGGCACAGTCATTCACGGGGGCAACGCCTGCCTGCGCTGGCAGATGGGCTGCGTGAAGCTGGACCGCGACGCCGCCGACAACA